TCACCGCCAACGCCACGGTCGATCTGGCTACGCTGGTGCCGACAGCGAAGATTCGGACTGGGCCGAGAGGGACGCTGGTTTACTCGGCTGATCTGGATGCTGCGGGGATTTTGAGGGCTGACAAGGTGGTTGGAGCGTAAACACAAAGGAGAAAATATGAAAAAATTACTGCTTATCCTGTTACTCATCCTTGTTCCGACCTTCTCTCTGGCCGCCCCAGGATGGCAGCGCAACCTGACTGTTGAGTGGGGCTACGAGCCGCCTTCCGATATGTCGCACACTGGGTTCAAACTCTACCAGGAAGGCGTAGCAGTCTGTACCTGGGGCACAGCTATAGTCAGGATCGGCTCGTGTGACGTGGTGCTGACCAAGAAATCCACCTCGTTCACACTGACTGCGACTTTTGCAGATGGGCAGGAGTCCTTGCACTCTGACCCGTATATCCTCAATGACTGGGGCCCGAAGCCGCATATTATTTCACTTGAGGCGACTTTTTTGCAGAAATGAAACTTAACTTTACATGGGGGAGAGAATGAAGAGACTTTTGGGAGTAGCCTTGGCCGTTGGGTTGTTGACAAGTTGTACTATAAAGACAGCAGATTACACGATCAATCAAGGAGTCCCGGGTAATTGTGCACCACAGGTAGCCAGCCTCGGACCCTACGGCGCAAGTCCTAATCAGACAGGTGCTGGCTCGACGAACTCCGGCGGCGCAGGGAACACGGTCATCATCATCGAGGATTCTAAGCAAGATTCTAATGCTGACAGTGCTCTCGGGGCTTATGGAGGAACTGCTGCAACCGGGATGATCAAGGATGCCTTGAGCAAGTGGACGAACGACATGCGCCAGACGGACTCCAATAACCCGGCAACTACGACTACCACCACAACCACTACGCCGACTGCTCCCACCTTTCCAGACGTTACTCCGCCGGCAGCACCTGAAGGGCAGATTGAGGAGATAGACTGATGGCTATGTGGTATGCCCCAAGTCAACGCGATACAAAGTTCGTAGTTGTTACATTCTTTGTGTTATCATTTTGGGTATTGCCAGTTAATGCTGTAACTATTCCACAGTCTTTGGATGAGTGCAACGCTCTCTGTACTCAGTATTTCCCAGGAAGTGTACCAGTTACTCCGCCAGTTACTCCGCCATCTGGTAATAAGATATTTCCACATGCGATCACATTTGAAAGGTCAACTGATCAAGGGAATGGTTCAGCAGGAATCTTATTCAGGACTTTACAGGCAGGCTCGATTACTTATGTTTCAGTTAATGGTGAAGTTGCAAGACTGGGAGTTCATTACAAAGGTACTCCGGTATTCTTGCTGACAAAATCTGGTGATCAGTATGCGAGGCCATTGAGCTTTGTGATTAAGATGGCTGATGGAGTGACTTATACTGCGAAAAGTGGAACGGCGGGTGAAACAACTGGTCCTGTGACACCAGGATCGTATAGTCATTCTGCTACTTACACTAGTTATGGTGTTCGTAATGGCAGACAGGCTTGGCGATTTCCACAGAAAGTATCTGTATATGGTGCAGGACCAGTAAAATTTACCTTTGTCAGTGGCAAGACCTTCACAGTCAGGAACACTCAAAAGAACTGCCGAGACAGAGAGGATACCTGCAATCGAGATTCACGTTCTTCGCTTTATGGTTTTGTTTGGAAGCCTGGTATTGGACCAAATGGAGAAGGAGATTCTGATACTGGTACTAGTGATGGTAAGCCGTACCTTCACGCCCCTCACGGTGACGGCAGCAAGATGGTGACTGTGCAATGGTGACTTGCTCCCATTGTGGGCACCGTTACAAAGGCTCGTTTTGCCCAGTTTGTGGATATCCATCTGACGATTGTGATTGATCCTTACCTCAACTTTCAGGAGAAAGTTATGCGGGTGATTGCGGAAGACAGTTTGCAGTTGTTCAAGAAAAATGACGAAGGTTTGCATTTTGTCAAGGATCCATGTTTCTCCTTCGATGATCATGGTAGAGCCGGCGTGAGTTGTGATAGATTTCGCTATCAACCAACAGGTGTAAAGATATGTATCAAATTATAATCTTTTTCATTCTACTACTTGCCTCGCCGGCCAATGCTCGTTTAGTCACAGTTGTAAGTGTAACTGATGGAGATACTATTAAAGTAATAAACGAGACTGGGCTGACTACTGTTCGGCTTTACGGGATTGATTCTCCTGAGAAGAAACAAGCATTTGGTCTTGTAGCTAAAGATTTTGTCGAGGTTATGATCAAGGGCAAGGTTGTTGATATTGCACCAGTTGATGTTAAGCATTATGATAGATATGGACGAACAGTTGCTGTTGTAATGCTTGGAACGCAGTGTGTGCAAGAACAACTTTTACTTGCTGGATATGCTTGGATTTATCCACAGTATTGCAAGAAGTCATTTTGTCGTGCATGGGAAAAGTTGCAAGGTATTTCTGCTGGTAATAGAGTAGGTCTTTGGGCTGCCCCTGTTCCGGTTCAGCCTTGGGTTTGGAGGAAGAAATGAATTTTGTCAAAATTTCATATTGGGGTGCTGATCTTACTATTCCTGACTTTCTTGAGCCTCTATGGCCTCATGATTTGCCTCCCGAGGCATGGCCAACATTCTGTGGAGCTGGTCAAGGTTGGGGAGATGCAATAGTGCCAGATAGGATTGGCAAGGTTTATCTCAATCCTGCAGGTCTTTGTCATGATGTTGAATGGTCTTGTTCAGCCAAGAATCTAAGTGCATTTATGGGAGCAAATGGTAGATTTTTTCTGAATTGTGTAGAGCTGGTTCTTGCCTCTGATCTTGAATTATGGCCTAAAATCAAGATGCTGACTTCAGTAACTGGCATATATTTAACAGCAGTAAGCACGATGGGAATCTTGTTCTTTTCATGGTTTACTAAGAACCGTAAAGAAGATGTTAATCCATTGGATAATCCTACTGTAAAAGATAGATTAAGAAGACTGGCTACAGCGCGGAATAATCATTGGGCGAAGATTCTTGACACTCGGTTACCTGATAATGAAGATGTTCTTTATAAAGACGACGAAAAGGAATATTAAATGCCGGAGAATGGAGGATTTACCTTTTTTGCTGGAGCAGCTGGAGTATTTGGAGTTATTCTTGGTTGGGCACTTTCTCTTGTCGGGCTTGGTGGAAAGATTCAAAAGACAAAAGGTGAGATAGAACGTGCACATACACGACTTGATGCTCATGATATTAAGTTTACTGCAAATGATTTAGTTCTTGCAGAAACAACTCAAACACGAATTAGAATTCTTGATTATGATCGTAGGCTATCAGAGATTGAAAATGCGATTAAGTCTGTTCTTAAACATGTCATGAACGCCTTGATGAGAAGATGGCAGCAGGTGCTGAAAGGTTTGGCAGACTTGAGAGTGAGGTTAAAGAGGTAAAGGAAGCTCAAGAGAAGAACTTAGAAACTATTCTCAAAGCAATTCAGCAAATAAATAATGGCGAGGCACAGTCATGATACTTAAAGATGGTAGTGAAACTCAAGATCCTCGTTGTGGATTGATTTTTCAGCCTGATCCTACTGCTCCGAATCTTCTTGCTGTACCTCCGATTGATGATGGTATTGATCTGCGATATCGAGAGTTGATTAGTAAGTATCGAGTGAAGAAATTCAAGGAGCCTTTGCTTAATCAAGGTAAGTGGAGTGCATGTGGTGGATTTGGGTTTGCTGCATTTCTTGAGCATGAACCGATGATTCAAACTCTTGGTGATGCATGGGCTCTTGAGTTTTATTTTCGTGTACAAGATAATGATCAATGGCCAGGCTCAGAAAGACCTGGATCGGAGCCACTTAGTTATGGAACCTCTCTTGAATCAGTGATGCAGACTGCAAAGCAAGAAGGCTTAATTGTATCTTATTGTCGGGCAAGAACAGTTGATGAAGTAATTCGTGGTATTGCCTATTATGGCTCTGCAATTCTCGGTCTGGAATGGACTGAGGGTATGATGTATCCTCGTGAAGTAGATGGATTAAGTACTCCTGGTGGGGAGGTTGTTGGTGGACACTGTACTGCAGGAACTTTTATTAATCTACATCAAAATATTATTGGTGGACCAAACTCCTGGCCAGGCTGGAACTTACTACGTAATGGTTACTGGGTAATGGATCTCGATGATTTTGCAGAAGTATTTATGAAGCGCGGTGGCGAGTGTGCGTTTGCGCGAAAGGCGGTGAGTTAATGGATATAACACAAGCCTTATTTTGGCTAACTTTGACAATCTACCATGAGGCTAGAGGTGAGTCAGTTACTGGACAGAAAGCAGTCGCCAAAGTTATTCTCAATCGGGCAAAGAAAAATAACTGGCCAGTATCGAATGTTGTGCTATCACGAAAGCAATTTAGTTGTTTTAACTTAGGGCTAGATCATCCATCTGTTTGGATTAGAAATGTTGTTACTGCAGCAAAGGTATTGGAAAATGCTCAGGCAGGACTCAATGAATGGCTGGCTGGTGATACACTTTATGGTGCAACACATTATTATGCCTTGCTAGGGATGCCGAATCATCAACCTCCATACTGGGTTAAGGGGATGAAATTCATTGTTGAAATTAAAGGCCATCGTTTTTATCGTGAAGGATAAATTATGTCATATAAACCTGGTGATTATTTAGTAATCTGTGATCAATGTGGCTTTCAGAGATTTGCGTCTGAATGCAGAATGACTTGGGATAAGTTGTTTGTTTGTGCTGATACTTGTTGGGAAGAAAAGCATCCACAATATACTGATCCGAAGCCGTTAGGTGAGAAGCAAAGTGTTCCTGTGCATAGGCCGGAACCAGAGGAAAACTTTATAACTGTTCCAATTACACCTGATGATTTATAATAAAAATATTGGAGCGTTCTAATGCTTAGAACTGATTATGTATTTGATGCCAGCGAAGGCACAATAACTTTCACTGATACTATAACTGAAGATAAGATTGAAGCTATAATTAATAGTACAGATGAAGTTATTATTTATAGTTTAACTTCTTTAGTAAACACAGGCACACTTGTTGGGAAAGTTTTTACATTAGCATATGATACATCTGCTATGTCTGATGGTGATAGTCTTCAAATATTTTATGGAGATACAGCAGTAACACCATCTAGTCATACTTTTGCATCATTGATAGACAAAGTAAATATTCTTATTGATAATCCAGCAATCTTTGATTACTTAGGCGGGTTTATTAATCAAGGTGTTTATGAGATTGCAGGCGGAATGCCTTCGTTGTTGGATGGAATTGATAATCCATTACCAAATTCGCTTACTCCACCATTGCCTGATTTATTTACAGTAGATACAGTTGCAACTTCTACAAGTACTGCTTATGTAAATATGCCAACTAATTTTCATAGAGACTTGCAGTTTGTATCATCATCTACTGGAAGTGAGATTGATATATCAGAATCGTTTATTGAGTTTGCAGAAACTTATCCGCTGTTAAATAAGTCAGGTAAAATTTCTGAAGTTATTGAGCACGGAAGAAAGTTATATTATCAAGGTATTCCTACAAGTAGTGAAACTGTAACATTACATTATTATCGAAAACCAATTAATATGGTTAATGATGCTGATACTCCTGATGGCATACCTGAACATTTGCAAGAAGCTCTCTTGGTTAATTTTGGAGCATGGAAAGCATACGAAAGACTTGAGGATGATAAAGATGATGAAATGAAAAATACGCTTAAGTATAAAAGATTCTTTCTTGAAGCCATGCGAACTCTTGAACTAACTATTCCATCTTATACTCGTGGATTCATGCTTAAGTAAAAGGAGCTAAAATGAAGCTTTCACTTGGGCCTTTTAAAGGCATGAATAATCGCGCTGAAGATCATGCTTTGCCAGTTAATTCAGAAGATTCAAGTACGATGGTTAGAAATGCTGTAAGTGTTGATTTTACTAATGCAGGTAAGATCAAAATGCGGAGTGGAAGTACAAAGAAATGTAGTGGATTTGATATAAAGTATGGCTTTGCTTATTCACAAGGTCAATTTATTGTTGAAGGGACAACACTTAAAAAGGTTAATACTGATTGGACTAAGACGAGTATTTCAAGTGGAATACTTGGTGATACTTTTGCTCATTATGAACATAACAATGAGTTGTTTTTTAGTGATTGCTTGGTGGGAAAAAAGATTATAAATAGCGTAGCCCAGAATTGGGGCATGAGTAATCCACCTGCTCCAGTAGTTTATAGTTCTACTGGAATATTTGGTGCAGGAATTTATTTATGCTGCCTGACTTTTTATGACGCACTTGGTAATGAATCTGGAGCGAGTAATATTACTTCAATTTCAGTCGTAGATAATAGTAGTATTATCTTTACAAATCTTCCATCTTCTAGTGATATCCAGGTTATTGGAATTCGTTTGTATATAACTACTGCGAATGGTCAAGTATTTTATCAGTGTGGAGATGTTGCGATTGGAACGTTGAGTTATTCAGTAACATTAGCTTATGATGGTGGAAAGGTTCTTCAAACTTTATTTATGACAAAACCACCTGCTGGGCAAATTATTCGAGAACATAATGGCCGAATCTTAATTGCAAAAGATAATTTACTTTATGTTACTGAAGCATATTCGACTGATCTTGTTTCACAATTAAGTAATAGTGTTTTTCAATTTACTGGTAACATAACAGTTGTCGAGCCTGTTGATGATGGAGTTTGGATCGTAGCAGATAAAACTTATTTCTTTGCTGGAAGTGGTCCTGAAAACTTTCAGCAACTAACTAAACTTGCTTATGGTGCGTCACTTGGCACAGGGCAAAAACGAGCTAATGGAAATGTATATTGGTTTTCAACAAGAGGATTAATTATGGCAGGAAATGGAGGAGAGATAAAAAACATGCAGGAAGATCAAGTAGCACCAGATTACAGTAATAAAGGAACTATGTTGATTAAGGAAGAAAATGGCATGAAACAGGCTATAACAAGTTTGAATGATTCATCAATGTCAGCTATGGCAGCAAGTAGTTGGATAACTGCTGAACAAATTCGAAGAGAGGCATAATGAACAATGATTATAAAGTCGGATTTATTTATACTCCGACACATGTAGGCGAGGATGGGCAGATTATTTCTCAGCAAGAAGTTCATAACCTTATGCCAGCTGAGATGATTACATACATGCTCAACGCAGCTCTGAGAGGTGGAAGTCAATATTCTACATATTATCTTTCACTGTTTGAGAATAACTATACTCCATTAGCAACTGACACAATGACTACGTTCATGGCTGCTTGTGGAGAGAATACTAGTTATACTACGACTGGTACAAATCGTTTGACATTAACTTTACCAGCACCAGTTGCTGGATCAATTACCACATCGGCATCACCGAATGAGTTTGCCTTCACTGGTGCAGCGACGATACGAGGGGCATTTATTACGACTGGAATTACTAGAGGATCAACTACTGGTCTGTTAGTTTCAGCCGCACTTTTTGCATCGCCTTTTACTATGGCCAATCTCGGCTCGTTACGAGTTCCGGTCGGGTTCGCACTCGTTTCGGCATAAGGAGGGGATATGTCATTCACAACTTACGGTGAGAACCTGCTTATCAACTGGGCGTTTAACACTGATTCGGTAACTCGACCAACGGCTTGGTTTGTTGCAATTCACACAGCGGACCCAACTGAGACAGGAGCAACCGCTGAGATGATCGTCGGCACCGATGCAGACTATGTGCGACAGGCTGTTACGATGGGAACTTCTACTACTGGATCATCTGCAAGCACAACGCAGGTTGTCTTCACGCCAGCCGTTGCAGCCGGGACGTACACGGTTACGCACGTGAGCATCTGGACAGCGGCTACTGCCGGTAATTGTTTAATGTATGGCGCACTTGCTACCCCAAGGTCGATCAGCAACGCCAGCCCCCTAACTTTTGAAATTGGCGAAATCATCGCCGCACTGGATTGAGGTGAATAATGGGTTCTTTTAAAGTCAGTACAGGTTTACGGAATTACCGCCTTGGCACCGGGTCTTTTTCAGCGGGAATGAGCGG